GTTCAACAGGAAGAACCTGTTAAACTATCAGACGGTGGAAGACTACCAAATGAAACCCCTCAACAAATGCCTCAGGCTGATCCTATGGCTGAAGATTGGGCTGCAAAAAATAGATGGTTCGGAACAGATAGAGCTATGACATTTACTGCATTCGAGATTCACAAAGATCTTGTTGATAAAGAAGGTTATGACCCTAAATCTCAAGAATATTATCAAGAAATTGATAAGAGAATTAGAGTTGACTTCGGGCATAAATTTGATACTAATGAAACTAAGCAAACGAACAGGGCCGTTCAGTCGGTAGTTTCGGCTAACAGAAACTCAAAGCCTGGTCGCAAAACTGTGAGACTCACATCATCACAGGTAGCAATAGCTAAAAAATTAGGTGTGCCACTCGAAGAATATGCAAAACAACTAAAACTCACGGAAGGAGCATAAGCATATGAACAAAGAAAACGAAAAAAACCTTTCTCGTGCGGCTGGAACTCGGTCAAAAACTGAAAGACCAAAAGAGTACAAGCCACCATCCTCTCTGGATGCACCCACAGCGCCCGATGGATTCAGGCACAGATGGATAAGAGCAGAGTCAATGGGTTTCAATGATACCAAAAATATTCATGGTAGATTGAGATCTGGTTATGAGTTAGTGAGAGCTGACGAATATGACGCTGAACAATATCCTGTTGTCATGGACGGAAAATACGCTGGAGTGATCGGAGTAGGAGGCCTTCTCCTGGCAAGGATACCGGAAGAACTCGCGCAAAGTCGTGTTGATTATCAGAGAAGACAAACTGAGGGTCAAGACGAAGCTGTAGAAAACGACTTACTGAAGGATCAGGACAAACGAATGCCGATGAAATTCGAGCGTTCAAGCAAAAACTTCGGTGGTACTAAGAAATAAATTTCCCAACACCAACGAAAAATATAAACCGAACTGGAGGCCGTTTAACGACGGCAGGTTCATAAGGAGAAAATAACTATGGCAAATAGAAACACTCAAGGTTTTGGTTTGATCCCTTCTGGTACGTTAGGTGGAACACCTTCTACTGGTGGTCAGAACAAATACAAAATCGATAGTGGATATGGATCGTCTATTTATTTAGGACAACCTGTGCAGTATGATACTGCTGGTGGTGCTAATGACAATCCGGGCTATATAATCAACGGACAAGATGCTATTACAAGATCTACGATTGGTGTATTTAATGGTTGCTTCTACACAGATGCTACTACTAATAAACCAACGTTCTCTAGCTACTTCCCGAGAACTACAGCCCCCGCTAACAGCGAAGATATCGATGCATTTATTATCGATAATCCTTTTCAGCAATACAACGTGCAATTAGATGCAAGACTTGGTGCTAACGCAGCAGCTGCACAAGCTGAAATGGGTAAAACATTAGGTTTGACAGTATCAGCAAATGGAGCAGGATCAGCAGGTTCTGGTTCAACTATTTCTGGTCAATCAAACTCTCAACTAACAGTTGGTACTGCAAGTAATGCAGTTGCTAACCAATGGAGACTGCTAAGAGTAGCAGAAGATCCTGAGAACGAGGATCTTATTACAACTCCACAAACAAACCCGGCATTAGCTAACTTTTCAGGTTTCGCTACTGTTGTAGTGGTAGCAAACCTATCACAGTGGTTTGGGTCAGGATCGGTAAGCGCATAATGGCAATATCAAGAGCACAACTAGTTAAAGAACTAGAGCCAGGATTGAACGCATTGTTCGGACTGGAATACAAAAGGTATGAAAATCAGCATGCTGAGATTTATACAACGGAATCATCAGACAGAGCTTTCGAAGAGGAAGTAATGTTATCTGGTTTCGCTAACGCAGATGTAAAAGCAGAAGGAGCTGGCGTATCATACGATGATGCACAAGAAACTTATACTGCTAGATACACAATGGAAACGATTGCGCTAGCTTTCGCTATCACAGAAGAAGCAATAGAGGACAACCTTTATGACAGACTTTCTTCTAGATACACAAAAGCCCTAGCAAGATCTATGTCTAATGCAAAAGAAGTTAAAGGCGCACAACCATTGAACAACGGTTTACCAGCAATCGCAGCTGGAACTGCTTTTCAAACAGGTGATGGCGTTAACTTGTTTAGTACTGCTCACCCAACTATCGCGGGTACAGTATCAAACACTTTAACTACGCAAGCAGACTTAAACGAAACTTCATTAGAACAAGCTTTGATTGATATCGCAGCTATGACTGATGAAAGAGGTTTAAGAATCGCAGCTAAAGGAGTTAAAATGATAATTCCTTCTGCGAATCAGTTCAATGCTGAAAGACTTATGAAGTCTCAAGGTAGAACTCAAACTGCTGATAATGACATCAATGCAATCAACAGCATGGGAATGATTCCTCAAGGTTACAGAGTGAACAATTTCTTAACTGACCCTGATTCATTCTACATTATCACGGACGTTCCAAATGGTATGAAAATGTTCTCAAGAACTCCATTGACAACTTCAATGGAAGGAGACTTTGATACTGGTAACGTTAGATACAAAGCTAGAGAAAGATACGCTTTTGGCGCTTCTGACTTTAGAGGTATCTATGGCGTTGAAGGTGCGTAAGCAATAATCATTTTTGTGGCGGGACATAGTTCCGCCACATTTACAAAATAGAAAGATAAAACCATGAAACAATTTACCATTACAATCTGGGCATACGATCACTACGCAAAATTTAATGTTTCTGCGGAAGATAATGCTATTTCTCTTGAACAATCAATCCTTGACAAGTTGGGAGAAAAGAGTATAAAATGGGAATATCTCGGAAATTCTTATGATAACCGAGTAAACAGAATAACCTATGAGGAGGTTGTTGATGATACAAGACCTATACAAAACAAAAAGGTCCTTGGAGTTGAAGTGGGAACAGGAGCATCTGTCTAATGGTAGATACACTCTTGAAATGGTCAGAATCGATGACAAAGTTAAACAAGTCATTACTGACATTAAGCTTGAAGAAGCTAAAATTGCCCACAGGCAAAATAGCGTTGAAGGCGCTGCTCCACAAGTTTCTGTAGCTACTTAATACAAAAGCTACATCGCTGAAATCGCACTTTCTTTACGGGCTCTCTTGCACTCTACTAAAAACTAATATATAAATAACCCACTATACATAAAACAATTTTAGATGTAGACGCGTATAGTCGACAACCCCTAGGGACTACATTTATTATATTCTAGGAGGAATATTAACATGGCAAATACTACATTTAGCGGACCGGTAAGATCAGAAGCAGGTTTTCAAGTCGCTACAAAAAACAATACAACAGGTGCTTTTACAACTAGATACAGTTCAGCTTTACCAGATTACACTGGTTTAACTGCTGCAGCTTTAGCAACAGGAGCAGCTATTACTTTAGTCAACAATCAAATTAACACTGTTAACTACACAGGTGCTGCCGTAGCTGGTGTAACTTTACCAGCAGCAACAGCAGGTGATGTTTGTGTTTATGTACAATCAGTAGATACAACAGGTGGTGTTAACGCATTAACTCTTAACGCAGCTGGAACAGATGTTTGGGCTACAGGTTCTGTAATAGAATCAAGAGCAGGTGGAGCAGTAACTCACGATATATCAACAGCAGGTGAAACTGCATTGGTTTTCACACCAGCAGCCGCAGCTACAAATCTTTTAACTACTGGTGGAACAATTGCTTTTATTTGTTACACAACAGGTACTTGGAATATTGCATATAAACTAGGTGGAGCAGCTGATGCTACAACTGGTGCATTTGCATTTGGAGCATAATAATTAATTTAGTGTGGGCTTCGGCCCACATAAATTTAAGGAGATTTAAATATGTCAATAACATCAAAAGTTAGACAATCTGTGGTTCTTACAGCCGATGGTCAAGTACAGAAATTAATTTCTGGTTCAGCAGCTAATATTGGAAGTGCAAACATTTTATCTGTATTTGCACAGTGTTCAGCAGCTGATGGTGAAATTAAACTTTATAATGAAGTAGGCGCTGCTAAAACAGCAGGCAAATTAATATTTCATGGTAAGTTTGGTACAGCAGCTAATCAAGTAGAGCAATTTAAAATACCAGCATCTGGTATATATGCTTCTGACGGAATATATGCAGATCTAACTAACGTAGATTTTTTTTATATAATCGGAACTTTTTAGGGGTAGCCAATGGCT